TAGACGGAGTTCATCTTATTTATGTTGTGGAAAGGGAGCCCTGGTGGCCAGACGGTACATGCAGGGAAGGTTCAAGCCTAAGAACCCCCATAAATATCGCGGAGACCCAAACAACATTGTATATCGTTCCTCATGGGAACTAAAATTGATGATGTGGTTGGACAAACACCCAGACGTAATCCAGTATTCTTCAGAGGAAATTGTGGTTCCGTACAAGTCACCCATAGACATGAGGTGGCATCGTTACTTCCCAGATTTCCTGGTCAAGATGCGAAACGCAAACGGCATGACCGAGACGGTGATGATCGAAGTGAAACCGGCCAAAGAGACGACTCCTCCAAAGCCAAAAAAGGCCCGCACTCACACGCGGACCTATCTAAATGAGGTGTACACTTGGGGTGTTAACTCCGCTAAGTGGGATGCCGCTCGGGAATACTGTAAAGACCGAGGATGGAAATTTGAGATCATGACAGAGAAACACTTAGGGATAATCATTTAATGGCATTCCTCTTCCAAGACCTTGCTGCTGGAAAGAGCACCTCCGGAATGGCCAATATTGGTTTCATGAAGAAGGGAACTGGCATTAAACCAGCCAACCGAGACTCTCGGCAATGGTTCAGAGAAAAGGCTCAAGCGGTAACTGCTGTAAACCCCAGGGCTGTGCTAGGCAAGCTCAAGCAGCGTTCTGTGACAAGAATGAAGGCGCAAGACATCGGCCGTATGTTTATGTACTTCTACGATCCAAAGCATAAAGAGACACTGCCTTATTACGACCAGTTCCCAGTCATTTTTGTTATCGAAACATACGCAGACGGGTTCCTAGGTATCAACCTCCATTATCTACCCCCTATCTATAGGGCTAAGCTTATGGACGCTCTGTACCAGACCATAAATAATACAAAGTATGATGAGACCACAAAACTTCGAATTAATTATAGGATGCTTGCTGCATCATCAAGGTTGAAGTGGTTCAAGCCGTGCGTAAAAAGGTATCTCTACAATCACGTGAAATCTAACATGGTTGAGGTTCCGATCACTGAGTGGGATTATTGTGCTATGCTTCCTCTGGAACGATTCAAGAAGCAGAAAGCAATTAGGGTACAGAAAGACTCTGTCAACAGTGTTGGCTCATACTAACCCAGTATTTTTAGAAGACAGCACCATTATACCCAGTATTCGGGATTTGTACATGGCCATTTTTATTAAGGTTTCGTAAACATAAATGAGCGGCACGCTTTCAAACATTCTCAAAGACTCAATCAGGCCCGCAACGGGAGTATCCGAAGATGCTCCATACGAGCTTGATGAAATCGTTGTTACAGCCCGGAGGCCAACTTCTGGTTTCAGCCTAAGCACATTCCTAACTGAGATTTCCACCAAGACACTTCTGGACACAAGCCGGCACCTGATGCTCTTCACATTGCCGAAAGGGCTGTTGGAGCACTATGATGCTAACTCGGTCAAGCAGGTAGCTCTGCGCTGTGATACATCCACCCTGCCAGGCATCTCCTTTGCAGAATCTGAAGAGATCAGACGCTTTGGTGTTGGCCCAACTGAGAAACACCCGTACCTACCCATTTTCGGTGCTATCTCAGCTTCCTATATCGTCGACGGCGCCGGATCTATTCACTCATTCTTTTACGATTGGATGACGTATATGGTTGGGTTCGATTCGTCGCAAGGCATGTCAGCTGTTAATGGATTTGGCAGAACCCCGTATGAAGTGGCATATAAGGATGACTATAGATCCAACGTCACTATTCTCGTTTACAACGAACTCAACGATAAGATCATTGAGCTGACACTCAACTCAGCATATCCAATCGCCATTAACCCAATTCCTTTGTCGTGGGGAAACTCTGACCAATTCATGAGACTCGATGTTACTTGGGACTATATGGATTGGTCAGTGAAGTATCATGATCCAGAGCGGACGAATGGTGATGAGCGCGAAGGTCCACAGCCTCTGAACCGCGACATAAATAGACAGGAACCCCTACTCAATAGATTCGCTAGGTTAACAGGTTCGTTACCGCCAAACCTAGGCCTCCAATCGCTAGGGCAGAATCTAACAAGCGTGCCACAGAGAATAGCTGATATTCAGAATCTGGTTAACGGCAGCAAGCAAACTATAGTCGACAACGTCCGTAGACGTTTCGGATTCTAATAACTGGAGACGTGAAATGACACTACCTAAAATCGCAATGCCTTTGTTCCCTATCAAAGTTCCTTCCATGGATAGAGAAGTTCTCTTCAGGCCTTTCTTGGTGAAGGAAGAGAAGATCTTGCTGATCGCCCAAGAATCCAAAGAGGAGCGTGACATTATTGTCGCCCTCAAGCAGATCATCAACAACTGTGTTCAAGAAGAGAACTTCAAGATCGACAAGCTAGCGTACTTCGATCTCGAATACATCTTCCTGAAACTGAGAGCTAAGTCTGTTTCTAACTCTATTGAGTTTAAGTACACGGATCCTGAAGATGGCCAGGTCTACACGATCAAAGTCAATCTTGATGAAGTAGAGATTGCAAAGAACGAAAAGAACGACCCTATTGTCATGATTGATGATGAGCGTGGTCTAGGACTACGTATGCGCTTCCCAACTGTCGAACAGACTGTAGAATACAAGAAGCCAGGGCTGAACCAAGATGAAGTCCTCACGAAGATCGTGGCGGCGTGTATTGAAGACGTGTTTGATTCTGAGAATGTCTATGCTTTCGACGAGTATACTCCTGCGCAGCAGACTGAGTTCATCGATACGATTCCGGTCCCAGTCTTCGGCAAGATCCAAGAGTTCTTCGATACAATTCCTTCGATGAAGCATGAAATTACGTACAAGACCAAAGACAAGAAAACGAAGACCCTGACATTCGAGGGCCTAAACGATTTTTTTACCTGGGGCTAATCCACAGGTCACTACTCTCTTATTACCAGACAATCTTCACGTTGGTTCATCTACATAAATACTCCATTGCCGAGTTGGAGAACCTCATTCCGTTTGAGTGGGACCTCTACATTGATATGCTCGCATCGCATCTAGAGGCCACGAAAGCAGAATAATGGGTAGAGAGGTTGTTGCAACAAAAGGACTCCCCCTATTAGGGCGGCTATTAGGAGGCGCTGGTCGTACTGTGCCTAGAGTCGCTAGGGTTGCTGCTCCTGCGGCAGGTCTCGTCGGCGCAGGATGGCTCGTTTCTAGATCACTATCAGGAACTAACGGCCAATCTACTGGGGGCGACAGCGGCGGATCAGCAACCTCAATGGGCGGCGGCGGCCTCTCCGGCGGCCGTGCAGGATTAGCATCTTCTCGTGGTTTCACAGCACCGAATAATGATAACAGCCCACGTAAAGTTTCCTACAACCCAAACGGCAATTTTGAGACTGAGTCCCTAAGGCTTCAGGCTTCTTCGGCCAATTCTCTAGCATCTATCGATAACACTGTCAGGAATATGTTGAAGTTCTCAGTGGCCAAGGCCACATGGGACACCAGATCTCTGAGAGAAATGTCGATCGAGGCCAGCAATAACTCTGCTGGTGGGTTCGCTGGCGGAGCTGGCGGAAATGGCATGTTCAATGCTGCCAATGGAAATCAACAGGGCGGCATATCTCCGCTCCTAGTTTTAGGGCTTACTGCAGCAGCCGGAGCCTTACTTGCCGGCATTACCACGTTTGGTAAATTCTTCGGGGGTGGAAATGGCGAATCACCTGCCTCAGGCGGAGTATCACCTGCAGGATCTCAAGGTTCGCTCGGGGCTCCAGCCGGATCGATACTGCAGCAGATTGGTGTGGCTGGTACTTCAGCTGCGTACGCTAATGACGCGTCTAATCGTATCAGAGCAACGCCAGCAAGACCCGTGGGCGCAGTTGGGCCTATTGCGGCAAACGATAACACAATTAGACGACCAAGCCTTAGTATGGCCGCTAGCCAAGGACGCTTAGGCAGCGCTCTCACGTCCGGGGCTGGACGCGGAGTGATGAAAGTCTTTAGGTTCTTGAAAGGTCTGAGAGCAACTCCCGTCGGCCGATTCCCGATTCTTACCACGGTATTTGCCCTTATCGACCCGTTAGAAGCCACCATAATGTCTGGTGGGACTATAAACGATAGCGTTAAGAGGGAGCTGATCGGTGCTATTGCTATGATCATTGCTGGCCCAGCGGGTGTTGCTATGGGTGCAGCAGTAGGAGCAGCAATTGCTATTCCTGCAACCCCTGTTGGTATGGCTGTAGGGGCTATTCTAGGCGGTCTAGGCGGAGCAATCGCTGCCCTGTCGGCTGAATTTGTGGCTGAACAAATATACGACCTCATCGCTGGCAATATTACGCTAGGCGAGTTTGCTAGGAAGCTAGGCCGCGGAGCAATGAACGGCCTGCGGAATAGCGCTGCGCTGGCTGGCGGAGCTATTCTTGGTGGTGCGCTTGCCGGTGTCGGTATGGTCCGTCGAGCAGCAGGGGCGAACGCCCCTGCAATCGCTGAAACTGGAGGCGCAGCAGCACGGGTTGGTATGAGAATGCCGGCAAGAGTCGCAGTTGGTGCTGCTGTTATTGGTGGCGGGGCCGCAACATACCACATGACACGGCCTAACTCTGGTCCAGCTATTGCTGGGCCTGCGCTCATGCAAATGCAGGGAACAGAGCTGCATGCCGCTGCAAGATTAAAAGCAGAACAGTATCTAGGTCGATCAATGACCAACGACGAATGGGACGTTTTGCTTAGAACAGTCTATGCCGAATCTGGTCGAGGTGCAGCCGGCCGTGAAGATGCAATGATTTTGGCCACCATTCTGAACCGAGCTAGGTCAGCAGGATCATATTCCAGAGGTGTTATTGCGCAAGGGTATTTGCGTCAAGGCCTTACTGTTCTGGCTGTACTCTTTGCAGAAAATCAGTTCCAAGCTGTAACAGGAACCGTCGGAAATCGCAGACCGTCAGCGCATTGGACAAGGGGCCCAAATCATAACGAGGTCGAGGGTATTTTCCGGGCTATCATGCAGTTCCTTGATCGTGTTCCTCACAATCAAGTGGCATTCACTGCGGCAAGCGCAGCCGCGTATGGTGCTGGTACCAACATCTCCTATCGTGACACAATGCTTCGCAACGGTGGTCAGACCGTTGGCCGCACTGTGTTTAACACTGCTCTATTAGACCAAGCGCGGCCGCAAAACATGGCGCCAGCAGCAGCCCCAGTAATAGCTCCTCCTGCCGCAGCCGGCGGCCGTGGGCCTCGGCCTCAAAGTGGAGGCAATGTACGTGTTGGTGGTACTGTTGGAGCTGCGGCGGGTGGCGGAGGACCACGTACTGCGTCTGGAATTCCACTCGCAACAATTACGACCAGCAGGCTTGGGCTGACAGCACAAGTCAACGCTGCTTATGCTCCTAAGTTCCAATCGTTCATTAACGAGCTTGAAGCCACCGGATATGTTATTCGATCCATTGGCGGCTATGCTAATCGACGCACTGCTAGAGGCGGATTCAGTCACCATGCCAATGGTGATTCTATTGACATCAACCCGGCCCAAAACCCACACGTCTTCGGCCGCGCTGGTATTACAGACATGCCTATTGAGCAGACGCGAGCGGCCGCGCGCCGTAACGGGTTAGGGTGGGGCTTCGATTGGTCTAGCTCTAAAGATGCCATGCACTTCTCGGTTGGAAGAAATGAAGGAGGTAGTGGCGGTGCTAATGACAATGGTCATGCAGGACACGCCGGCCACGGAGCGGGGGCTGCGGCCGGCGCAGCCGCTGGCGCCGGAGCCGCTATGGCGCCAAGACGAACACCTACAATCACCTGGGCTAACCTGAGGCCAGCTGGTGGTTCTAGTGCTCCGAGCCCCGCTCCGAGCCCAGCGCCGCAAATGGCTCCAGCGACTCCACAAAACAGACTTGCCACAAACATCGTGGCTGCTTCCGTTGCTGCAGAGCGAAAGAACATTAATGTGGTCGTCCAAAACGCTCAGACTCAAGAGTCCGGTAAGACTACTTCTAGAACGCAAAAAACGGACACCAGCGCAGCTGAGTCCGTTTCAAGTCCTGTTATGGCAGCGTACGAATACGCTGCTTATTGGGGCGTCGACTAATCGTTCTTAGGCGGTTCGCCCATAATGTGCTTTGCGATGGCAACCAACCCACCAAAAATCAGCAGCCAGAATGCCACATAGAAGATGGCAGCCACGACTGTGACCATAAGGAGGATTCCTAGGAAGCCATCGAAGCCTAAAAATACTCCCATCACAATCAGGATGAAAATGATGGTCAGTAGATCGAAAAAGATTTTCATTTGTCTTCCTTAAAGTCAAGGGCGGACAACGCAATGTTAGTCCACATTTTGATTATGGCAGTAGCCTGTTCGCCGAGAGGTGGTGGATTCTCAACATTGTTACGCTGCCAAAAAGTGGTATAGAGATGTTCGGCAAGTTTGTTAACACTCACCGAACCATCCCCTTGACCATCTCGGCCTTCCAGGCTTCACGCATTGCCTTCAAAACCTGACCCATCTGAGCGCCAGGCTTCATGCCCGAGTCCATCATCATCTGACCAGTCACGGGGAAGACAGGAACCGGTTGGTCCATCATCTCCATCCACGAAGGATCAGTCATTTTGGCGACCGAGACCATGTGACTTTGCTTTTCGCCGTCTATCATCATGCCAGCGAACTGAGACTTCGTAACCTTGCCAGCGTGGCGGGTCACGAAGACCATTTTGCGTTGTTCTTCGTTGGAGACTTTCATGTCCCGGCAGAAGCCGACCACATCGTCACCACAGAAACCAACCATGCGAGCGCAGTGATCATCACCGTGCGTCATGGCCATGTGAGCGAACTCGTTGACACCCATGCCGACAGCATGGGCAACACCAGTGGCGAACATCATCTCCACAGCCCGTTGAGGCCTAGGAGCGCTCATCATTTTGGATATTTCAGCCCAGACCCGCTCGCGCGAGACCTTGGCCAAACCAGCATGAACGGCCGGATTCGTGAATGCCCGGCAAGCTTCTATGTCCATCTCGGTCTCGAAACGAGCTGCGAAACGGAAGAAGCGCATGACCCTCAAGAAGTCTTCAGCGATCCGCTCATCAGCAGAACCGACGAACCGAACCACCTTGTTGTGAGCATCTTGCTCACCACCGAAGAAGTCGTGAACATTACCAGCGATATCCATGGACATGGCATTGAAGGTGAAATCCCGACGAGCGGCATCAGCTTCAAAGTCAGTCGTGAACTGGACCGTGGCGTGACGACCATCGCAGTCAGTGTCAACCCGCAACGTGGTGAACTCGAAGGCCTCACCATCAACGATGAAGCTCACCGTGCCATGTTGCATGCCGGTAGGCTCGACGCGGAAGCCGTTACGGTCCGCGAAGTCGATCATCTGTTCAGGAGTCATGGTCGTGCAGAAGTCCATGTCCTTGGGAGTATGGCCCATGATCATATCACGGACAAACCCACCAACGACCCGGGTTTCGAAACCCTCGGCCTCCATCTGGCTCCAGATCGGGAAGATCTTAGCCGGGCACTCAAAAGCGATCTTGTTCATAATCCCATAATACGAAGTGTGGTTATTATGTACAATCTTTAATGTGTGTGAGGAGCAAAAGGCCCGAACACCCACATCAAGAAGCGACCTAGGTAGCCGATATCAGCCCCACACGTCTGGCACTGGAATGAGGCGTGTTTCATTCTTCGTACCAAGGGCGCATTGATGGGAATAGCCAGAACAATAGGTAGACTGAAATCCATCCCCTATAAAAATCCAGATCCCAACCGGTTAGCGTCTCAATATTGAGAGCGACTAAGACTATCAGGAAGATGCAGCCAAGCATGGCCACACAGCGAGCAGCGATTCGTAGAACGGGATTGCTAATACGATCAATCATCAATTTCGACGCCGAGTTCTCGCAGGTCACCTTCCATTTTGGTCACCTGTCCTTCTAGAATGGCGCGAAGCAGCGATTCGACAGTTTCCTGCAGAGTCACCGGGATTGAAACAACTACCTCACAGCCTGAATTGTTATAATAGCGCAGTGACGCCATCGGATACCCAGCGCCTTTATTCAACTCATCCAGGCGGCGCCTGAATTCTTTGCGATCTTCAATAAGCCGCATTGCCTTTTTAACTTGGTCGGGATTCATGTATATCTCCATGCCATACGTAGTTAGCCCACGCAGGAGGGTTGGCGTTGGTCCATTTGGGACGTTTCTTGTCCAGCGCCCAGCGGGCGTTTAGATACGCTCTGTAAGCATCATGGACAGGAAGATGGGTAAAGTCAAGGTCCATGTCTGTGCGACGAGCACAGTTGGCAAACGGTGTCATGTCCTCTTCAGTGTTCTCATGAACGGAACAGAACGCAGCAAAAAGAGATGCTTGATCTCCAAGGACCCCACCAGATTTATGAGTTTTGCCAAACCGAGCAATAGACTCATCATGCAGCAATAGGCCGTAGTCGATCAGCCATTGCAAATTGCCGGCCGATTCACGCGCCCATACGTTACACGGGTGATTTTTGTGAGTGGACTTGTACTGGGTGTCAAGATTGAACCGCTCACGCAAGGCGGTGGCCACAAGCTGAGCCGTCTCCAAGACCATCTTGCGAAGACGCACGTCATCGAGATCTCTGGCCGTTACAGTATTATGGGGAGACGTGGCGAAAATGTTCATTTAAGAACGTTGCTGAAATTCATGGCGTCCGTCTTGTTGACGTAACCGTCTGCACGGAAAGCCGACTTAGGCAGTACCCGCTTATACCAAGCATCGATCAGCCGGTGGTCGACAACCATAGAACATGGGTCGACGAACAGGATGAGTTGACCATCAATGGTAGCTTTGAACAGGCTAATGCAAACCGGCATGTCGGCAAGTTCGCCGACTTTTTCCATCATGCCAAGGCGACCATCTACCCAATCAAGCTTGCGATGACCGAGTTCGACAGCTTTGTAATGGTTTTCAGTCCAGATCATATGTTTGCCGTAGTTGTCACACTCAACAACGCCGACAACCCCGTCTAGAAACTTTGCCATCTCTTCATCGACCACGAAGGGAACGATTTCTGCCACCTCCTTCTCGAGGAAGAGGTGGGTCGAAATGTCATCAGTGGTCCTGAAGTCCTTTTCCCGAACCGCTGGAATCCAGCGACCAACCAGCAAGTCACTGTCTCCGGTCACAACGACAAAAATAGTGTCAAGGGTTTCTTCGGGCCCGAGCGCACTCTTCACGGTCTTGAACCGAGTGCCTGGAATTAGTTGGTCGCGTTCGATCATGTCCATTGTCCATCTGCGACGTAGTTGTCGCTTTGCAGTTGGCGGTATTGCTCAAGAGCCCATCCTCGTTCCACAGCGGCCGCCTGAAGATCCTTGATCTCCATAGCGAGTGCCGCAGCAAGCGGGGCTGGGACATATTTCATGCCATCAATTTCAACGACGTTATCCATGACCTTTTTAACTGGATCTCGCATCATACGTCGTCTCCTATCTTACTATCTAATAATAAGACATTTGGTATTCTTGTACAACAAAAATTGAGCCGGGAACGTATTATTCTGAAACGGCTTCCATCAGCGTGGCCATGGCCTTACAGATCAGAATGGCAGCATCCAGAGCATCATCAGGTAGATCACTCAAATCAGGCCGAGTGCCAACTAGCTTCAGCATGGCCGTTTTCATAGCTTCGTTATGTGCAACGATAGCTTCGTGAAGCTCCTGAGCAGACTTCTGTGCAGTTGCAGGGTAAGTGATGATATCCATGTGATTTCTCTCTAAATCGCGTATTAAAATGTGTTGATATTCAATGTTGTAGCTCTTAGCTTTTAGAATAAGATGCTGGTGACCTCACAGACCTAAAAGACTGTCAGCAGATTCATCGTATTTGAGCTTCTGGATCAATCCAGCCTTACGTTCTTCTAGCCTGGCCCGAGATTCAGCATCACAAAGCCTGTCCACATAGGCGCGTTGCATAGCTTCTAGAGCTGTAATGTCTGAAGAAAGGTCAGTAGGACGCTTAGGCGCAACTGCCTTTGTAGAGAAGCAGCGCTTCCATAGTTCAAGAAACATTATAACGCATCCCACATATCTGCTTGAGCATCTCGCCCACTAATTCTACGGCCTGGATTAGCCATGTGGGCACGAATGCCCTTCGCCGCCATTTCCAGCGGGCCGCTCCAAACGGAACCCCACGAGAGTTCGCGGCCACTGTCATCCAGAGACTTCCAAAACAGCCCGTTGCGGACTTGTGGTGCAAAGAAGGCTATATCCCTCTCAACGATACGATAGCGACTCATTTGCCGTACTCCATCCATTCAGGTTCAATCGTGAACTGCACATAGAAGTCGTCGATCCCTGCAACTTCTGGGGTTTGGCGCATCCCGCTCCGCAGACGCCAGCCTTTGCTGGTCGAACCATCGGTATCCGGTTCTTTGGGATATTCCAAAGAATCCAGCAGAGCCAGGATAACAGGAACCATCATTTCAGCGGTGTGGGGAACGATCATAGGTTGCCCGCCCATGGATTCGTGCCATCCACAATACACGACGTTGTCAATAAGAGCCCATTGTTTAATGGTCGGCTCTTTTTGGTTAACGTATTGAAGGTGGTATTTCATAGCTAGGTCGATAGCCAATTGCAGGTGGAACGCACCTTCAGAGGCCACGTTTACTTGCGTGTCACCGTTGCTCATCCGTAAACTATCTCCTCAGAGTTATCGATGGCCAGATCAAACAGGTTGACCACATCGGAGTGTTGTGTGGCGAGATCATCGTTGAAGTCAACGAGGTCCACACCAGCGAGCGACGTCAGATAGTCATAGACGATATCGTATTGCGTGTTGTATTGATCGTACACTTCGTCTTGCGCATCTTCAGGCACAAGCTTGTTGACAGTTTCTATACGGTCCCACATGGCCCTTGTCAGAGCCCCAAGAGAGCAAAAGCAAACTGGATCACGTCTTTTTGTGAAGCCAGTGGGCTCTCCTGATGCATTACGAGCCAAAGCGCCCTGAGTCCATTTTGCAGGATCGGCGATTAGATCTCTGGCGCCATTCAAAATGTGAAGGGCCTGAGAGTCGAGTTGCTTCTTGGTCACAGGCTCACCACGGATTTGCCAGTTGTTTGGAACCAGTATTTGGCCAGAGACTCTACGAAGATTTTAGCACCCTCGTCGATATCGCACAGGTCAGCCTCGATGGTCCCATCTGCCTTGAGGGTCAAGAGTTTGCGAGTCTCTTTGAAGACCGAGAAGACCTCATCGAGTTTAGGGGCCGCAACGATAATACCTACATTTGCCGGCTTATCAAACCAAACACCTGCATAGGCCGCCATCTCATCGAACTTGTAGATTGCATCGCATTCTTGAGTCGGGCCAACATAGTCAGCCTCGGCAACCGCCCAGACCCATTGGTCTTCAGTAAAACAGCTGAATGCCCCAGAACTTTTCTGAACCACGACCTGAGTTGAACCATTACCGAGGTCCAGAAACCGATCGCCGGGCTTCAGAGCGCTGGCTTGTTCGAGCGTCAGTGCAATTCTGTTGGTCATGTTATCCTGCGAGCATGTTGAAGTTGGTAGATTGGTCCTGACGGAAACAGATGACCCGCGTCAGAGGTTTGATGGGCTTCGAGCTAGCCATCTGCGAACGAGCATTGACCGTCTTGTACACGATCAGGGTGCTTCCATTCTCGATGGGTGTAGCCGACTCGATTTCATACGAGTAGTCCAGGCCCTGGGAGAGGATAATCTCCTTAGCCATGACTTCGGTGAGGATCTTTTTGGCAGACCCGCGGGCCTTGATGAGGCTGAGGTAGTTCATGTTCTTAGTTCTCCAGAGCAGATTTCAGCGAAATCGAAAGAAATGCCAGATCAGCATCAGAGAGGGTGATTTCCTTTGCTTGGCATGGGCCGATGGCGCAGTCAAACTTTTTCAACAGCTCTTCGGCGTATTTCAGCTTCTCGGAATACCAGTTATAGTACTTCGGCTTAAAGGCTCGAATCATGGCGAGTCTATCGAAGAGATCGCCAGTCTCGCCATTTGCATACGCGGTCCAATATTTCTCAGATCGCTTGAACCAATCTTCACCGACCTTCTTTGCGATCCATTCTTGGCGATCGCTGACTTCTTGATCTTGCAGTGCCTTAAATTTAGATCTGAATACGCTCACGGCATAATCGATTTCAGCACGAGTGGCTTCAAAGTCAGTTACAGCTTGCATGTTATCGCTCCGAGATGAAAACTGAACCAAAGATACGATCTAAAGTTGCCGTATCGCCCCAGACTGAGAATCGATTGTATTTCTGGCTTCCCTTATAGTCCCAGATAGCAAACAGCTTGCCATCAGACTCGCCGGCCCAAGAATTGACTACCTTGTCAGGGTCATCTTGAACATTCGGCTTGAACCCAAGGATTTCTGAGATTTGTTTGGCGGTGATGCCTTCGAGGCCACCGGTCCGATGGGTGCCAGAGATATGGCCGACTGGAGTGATTGTCATTTTGCTTTCCTGCGTTCATCACGATAGGCGCCCATGCGCTCTTCCGTGGCTGCGAATGGTTCACCTGCAAGATACCGTTTCCAGGCAGCTTCCATGGTACGTTCAAATCCGTCTTTCATGTTAAATCGCTTCCCGCAGGACGTTCTTGGCGGTGATCTTAATGCCGTCACTCAGAAGGCCGGCGGCGATAGCTTGAACGGCTTCCACAGGAAGCATCAGTTGAGCTGCGATCTTTTCACACGCGGCAAGGGTTTTGGCGGTCATGTTCTCTCTCACTTTGTCAGGGAATAAACGACGTGGAACCGACCAAGGCTCTCACGCTTGCGCTTGGCATTCAGCAGAGTCAGACCGCCGTTCTTGGCGATCGCGATGTGACGATGGTCACGGCAGTAGATAGAAGCAGCCGAGCCCTCATCACCAATCAGACCAGTCTCGATGGTCACGAAGGTGGTGGACATGCCTTTGTGATGGCACATCTCGAAAGTCTTGACCTCATCCATCTTATAAGGCTCTTCGCGAGTCTCATTAACCTCCATCTTGTGGCGGTTATGCTTATGGAGGATTTCCATGATGAGGCCGAGGGCGATTTCTTCATGTTCGGGCTTTGCAGCACCGGCAACTTGGACAATCCCGATGGAGGCCATCAGTTCGTCAACGGACATTTCAGTGTTCTCTCTCATAATCCCATAATACGATGTGGGGATATTAAGTACACAAGAAAGTGTCGCTCAGTACGTATGATAAAGCAACCGAACGAACTCGGCTTCTTCCTCTTCGCCACCATCGCGGCACCATGCATCATGTGCTTCTTGAAGATCATTGATAGCCTGACGTTGCTCTTGGTCAGGGAACTGAATGATCTCTGCCGACACCAGATTCACGATACGGGAACGCGTGACGTATGCCTTGCGAATTGCATCAAGGGTTTCATCGGTCATAGCAGAACCCACAACGCACTTGCAGCCGGTCCGTTTGTCTTCGTAGACACACTCTGGGAAAATAGATTGCGCCGTCAGCGTCTTGGCCTCATAGGCATTACGGCCAGCGGTGATAACGTCGTCGAGAGTCAGGGTTTGCATGATCTACCTTCCGTGTTTCAATTTGAGCCTGGCCGAAACCATAGCCCGGTGTCCAGCCAGGAAATTGGCCCGCATATATTCGATGTTCTTGAGTTCTTGCCGGACCAGAGCCTCACGTTCTTTCAGGTGGTCCAGAAAGACATCTGAAAGATCTGGCGCAGCGACCATGGCCCTATGGCCATGGATTTGCACCGAGCCTACAGGCCATGCCCTCAGTTTACGCAGCGTGGCCTTCAGGCCTTCTTTAGTTAAGGACATAGGACTTATTCCGGCGGCCGGCACTCAAAGTTATTAGTCGGCACAACTTGCCACCGTGGATCATCACCATTGGCCGCTTGCCAAGATTTTCCAAAGAATGTAGCAGCGTTGACATCTGCAAACGGGCCAACAAGAACGGTCCCAGCGTCAGGGAAGAGTAGAACAAACATAGTAATCTCCAAATTCTGGTTTCTAGTTGCAAACGTAAGGCTTGTTCCATTCACCGATGGACAGATCGATATACCAACCCACATCAAAGTAGTCGGTCATGGTGTCGCTGCGATCGTGGTTGCCGACCATCATGGCCTGAGCCAGCTCGGTCAGCGCCTCCTGGGCCTGTCCGGTCCAGCCAGTGGCGATGTAGTAGTGGTTGACCCGAGCAGCGAAGCCCTCATTCGAGGTCGACCGCTCACCCTGATAGGCAGCGGCAAAGTCCAGCGAACCGGAGGTGATCTTGAGAACGAGGGTGGAGTGGTTGCGCACGCCGAGCGAGCCCTTCAGGCCATGCTTCTTCAGAATGGCCTTGATGGCGGGGGCGAGGGCCTTCTTATTCTCTTGCGACATATAAGCCACGACGTCTCTCCTTGTTACTATCCCAATATAACACTACGGGAAAATAGATACAATGAAAAGTGTCGCTATGCGAAAAAGTACCCGAAAGCGTAGAAAGCCGCAAGGGCCAGCAACATCCACATCAACACCTTGAACGACGCTGGCTTCCCTTTTCGTTGTCTCATTTTTCCAGTTCGGCCGATAGTCTTGGAAGTTGACCGGCGCCCGAGGCTGCTATATTCGGTGGTGGTGTATAGTGCCCCGTCGCCTTCCTGGCCCATCGAGAGCGTCACTCTGGGCAGGTTTCCAACCCTACTGCTCGTAGATCGGACCTGGGATCCGTCACCACGGGTGGTTGTGGTAGATCGCGTATATCTCCCAGTCTTCTTGGAAGTTCTTTTAGTCCAGATTGCCATTATATTCAGTCGATGATCAGACCGTTGTACTCGGCAATGATAAGCTTGGTCAGCTCCTCATAGGAGAGGTCTTGCATGTTCTTAGCTGCACAGAGGCGATAGACGATCTCATCCATTCGGGCTCGTTGAACGCTGCGTTCCTTTTTCTTCCAAAGAAGCCAAGAGGGAAAATTTATGGCCCACTCAGGAATACCCACAAACCGCCGAATCTCATTGCGCATCAGCAGGTGGCATTTGTCCAGCCGGCGCTGCTTGTCATAGTGCATCCGCCAGAGCATCATATTGTATTGGCGGAGAGCCTCTGCGGAGGTATAGCCGACGGCAACGTGCTCCGGATACTCCGGACAGACCGCCGACCACTCCTCAGAGCCAGCCGGACAGGTCAGGACGATTGTTTGATCTTGTTTTGCCATCAGATGGCCTTTCCTTGAAGAGGAGTCGGGCTGATGATCTCGACGATGTTCGGAGACATCGACAGGAACGGAATACGCCAGCCGGTCGTGCGGACCGTGTAAGTCTGACCAACCTGCAAGCGAGCCTGGAAGGTCCTGCTGTTGAACTTGCCGCTGAAGATGTCATCCTCGTTGGTGTAGGCACGGCCGTCAGTGGCCAGAACCACGTAACGACATGTTACGGTTTCTCCACCGGTGCACTCACGGTCCTTGCTCTCCACAGTGAACGTCTCGGTATCCTGATCGAGCTGTGCACAGCCAGCAGTAGAAAGGGCCAGGATCGCAGCGGTCAGCAGCATTGCAGTTTTCATCATTTTAGTTCTCCATCATATTTCTCTCTTACCCAAACAGATTGGGATTCCGCACGATCGCGGTTCCAGCGAAGGCGGGCTGCACGGCGTTCATCAGCGGGGAGGTTGTTCCCCACAGAGACTGCATACCCATCAGCCATAATATACAGAAGACCCTTCAGCGAGTCTCCACCGAACAGTTCGTTGGCAGGAGCAACAGCCTTCTTACAGACTTCAATGCCAGCCCCGCAATCATAGTGATAGTTGGTGTCACGGCTT